TATGCGGAGAGAGGCAAAGCCTGTGGGCTGCCTCAGGCCCTGCTTATTATAATCAATCAAGAAGAAAGACATAACTATCCAGATGGCTGGAGTTATTTCAGCTGGCTACTTAAGTCTTTGGATTGATTATGGCTGGCCGGCAGGCTTATAGCTTGCCTGCCGGAAGGCACATGGGGGTAGTGTTGGGGTTGTGTTTTGGGTTGTGTTAGCGGTTGTTGGGTTTTCTTTCTTTTTTATATACAGGAAGTGAGACGTAATTTTTTAAAATATTTCAGATAATTATATAAAGAAGTAGTCCCTATTTATATTACAAGATTAAGGTTTATGGTATTAGTCTCCACGAATCAAAAGCACGTAGTAGTGTCTTGTTATGGTTAAGTTCAATAAAGAAAAGCTATCAAGTATATGTTATGCCTTCATCCAAAAAGCAGAGACGATAGCAGCCATACGAAACTTACATAGCGACGACGCTGCTGCACTATACACACAACAACACTAACGATGGAAAAAGAGGAATTACTATAAGACCATTCTTCTATTGTACACATACATTTAAATAGTATCTTTCTTTCAATTTAATATGAAGGGTTCACACAAAGAAGCGGAGAGGTTAAGGAGAATTTTTTCAGTCATGGAAACCTTAAAACAAATTGAATCACAGGAAGTTGAATTAAGTTTAGAAAAATTTGTTATGGAGATTTGTTTAAGATATGGAGTAACTGAGAGGAGAGCCAAAGAATATATTAAATTGGCCCAATTCAAATTAGATGGAACTCGATAAGTGGCAGAAGGAAGTTTTAGAAATTAAGGGCAACTTAGCTTTATGTTCAGGGCGTCAAGTTGGAAAATCTACGGTTATCGCAATAAAAGCAGGAGAATCGGCAGTTAAATCTAAAAAAACTATAATGATTATTGCGTCAGTAGAGAGACAGGCACTACTTCTATTTGAGAAGGTTTTAAGTCATATTTTCATCAATTATAAGTCAATGATTATGAAAAAGAAGGATAAACCGACTAAACACACTCTAAAACTAACAAATGGCTCAATAATTCACTGTCTTCCGACCGGTGATTCAGGTTACGGTATTAGAGGGTATACAATCGACGAACTCTACGCAGATGAAGCTCACTTCATCCCAGAGGATGTTTGGGCAGCTGTAACTCCAATGCTCGCTACAACTGGGGGAAATATTAATCTGCTATCAACTCCATTCGGCGCACAAGGTTACTTCCACAGGTGTTTCTATGATAAAAAATTCACTGCAATTCATGTATCAACAGAAGATGTTGCAGAATCGAGACCAGACCCACAGCGAACTATGATGAAAGAATTTCTACACGATGAAAAGGAGAGGATGACTAAACTTCAATACCAACAAGAATACTTAGGTTTGTTCGTAGGGGGAATAATGAGATTCTTAGATGACGAATTAATCAACGAAACATTAACAATAAAAGAACATATTCCAATAGGAGACAAATTTTTAGGAATTGATATTGCACGAATGGGGGGAGATGAAACTGTCCTATGCTCTCTTGATAGAATAAAAAGAGAAAATCTTGTTCAATTTGATTTAGAGATTCCAGAAGGACAGAAACTCACAGACACTACAAGATTAATTCTACACAAAGACAAACAACATAATTACAAAAAGATTTATCTGGACGATGGGGGAATGGGTGTAGGAGTGTTAGACCCTCTATTAGAGAATGACCAAACTAAAAGAAAAGTAGAGGGACTTAACAATGCTAAGAGAAATATAGAAGCTACAAGAGATAATAAGACACCAAGAAAAAAACTTTTAGGTGAAGACATGTCTATAAATTTAAAAGTTTTGATGGAACAGGGAAAGATAAAATTATTTGATGACCCTCGAATTAGACAGAGTTTACGCTCTATGCAATACGAAAACATGGAAGGAAAATTAAGAATTTATGGGAATTATTCCCATATTTTTGAATCGCTGAAAAGAGCAGCCTGGTGCATAAAAGACAAAAGTTTAAATATTTACATTTACTAAAATAATCATGGCAGACGTAGGAATATACACAAAAAGTGCAGACATCATAGCAAGAGCGGGAACAAATGCAAACGCAACTGCCGTTGCAGTAGCCGCAACAGATGTTTATGTTTTGAATGTAGAATCAACAATTAATGTAATGACAAGATACAACTGGACAGACGCTTTCACAGCAGGACTTAATGTAGATGTTCAAGGAATCCTAACTGAGACTGGAGCGTGTATGTGTGCAATCTATGTTATCCAATGGGATATGTCAGGATTCACAAGTAGAGGTGAGGCAGAATCAATGATTACAATTCTTAGAGATATAGTTTTAAGAAACTTATCAATACTCAGAGATATTAAATCACAGACATTTATCAATGGCGCATAATTTTAAAGAATTTCCAGAATTAACAAACGCACAAATGGATTTATACTATTGGGATTCTCCTCACAAACAAATACAAGGAGACTTCAATGCGAAAGTATTAAGAGTTATCGACGGTGATACTATTGAAGTTCAATGGGACGAAAGAGATTTTAAATTCCCAGTAAGATTAGATTTTATAGACGCTCCAGAAAAAGATGAGAGTGGGGGACTAAGAAGCACAAACTGGTTAGAGAGGGAAATCGAAGGAGAAGATGTTTTAGTTAAAATAAATCCACATAACAGAATTGGGAAGTTCGGGAGAATTATTGGAGAGATAATTCACTTAGGAAGAAGCATGAATCAATTAAGTTTAGACTTCAACTATTCAGTTCCGTTCGGGGAGGAAACAGCATGACATTAAATTTCGGTAATAATCTTTTCCCTCCAAGACAAGAAATTTTAGAAAGTTATGATTTTAGAGATGTAACAAGAGGACAATCTTATATTGAATTTTTTGCAGGAGCAATAACACCAGAAGAAGAATCAACATTAACAAGTTACGAAACTGGGGACGACGCAGATATAGCCACAGGGGGAATAAATGATAGATTGGCACAAACTTTTACAGTTACAACAACTTCATGGATTACTGCCATAAGTTTAAATGGTATTGATAGTGGCTCAAATTTTCACATAGAACTACAGAATACAACATCTGGAAAACCAAATGGAGAAATTTTAGCAACAACAAGTAAAAATATTGACCCATCATTTCGTTTAGAAAAATGGGATTTTGCAACTCCTATTAAAGTAGCTGCGGGAACATATGCCATAGTTATAAATGGAACTGGTAGTAGAAAATTTAGAGGAGACGAAACATCCCCTACTTATACAGGGGGAAGTGTAGTTACGAGTGCAGATTCGGGGGCTAATTGGACTATCGACACAACTAAGGATTTAATATTTATTTTACATGGTCTTACAAAAACCCCATATATATTATTTCCAGAATCTTTTGAGACAAAATATAGTTCATTCGTTATGCCAACAAGAAATTTAATAACCTCCGAAACTTTAATAGGTTATATTGATTTTGACCTCGATGTAGGTAAAGCGATTAATATTGAAGGAACTGCTATTTTAGAGTTTGAATGGGATAATAACATAGTTATTAATAATTTGGGAGATTTAAATGGTTTTATAAAAGCAACTATATATAAAGTAGATTCAACAGATTCAGAAACAGAAATAGGTTCTACAAAAACTATCTTAGTAAAAAACGAAGCAAGTAAAAACATTACAATAACAACAAGAGAAACACTATCCATCGAACTTACAAAAACATCAATAAAAAGAGGAGAAAAGTTAAGGTTAAGTTTAGACGCATATGTTACAGACCATAATGAAGGGGGAGCGGCTAATAATGAAATAAGTTCATTCGATATAAATTACGACCCAGAAGACGAATCAAATAAAAAAGACATTCAAATAAAGATTCCGTTTAAAATCGATATATAAAATGCCACAAACAGATATAGGAAACGCAATAGCAAGTGTGAGTGAGTTCACAGACTTTTCAGTGGATACTAAGGACACAGACGCAGCAGGAAACGCAAAGGAAACAAAATACACTAATACAAAATGGAGTCAATACTTAGGATACTATAAAGAGATTCCAGAATTAGCAGCAGCTATCGACGCTAAAGCAACATGGACTGTTGGGAAAGGATTCCAAGCGGATGATGTTACGACAATGATTTTAGATACAATTAAAGGATTCGGAGTAGATACATTCAACACAATCTTAGAAAACATGATTCGAACTTATAATATTGGAGGGGACGCATTCTGTGAAATCATAAGAGATGAAGAAGAAAACTTAATTAATATTAAACCTTTAGACGCAGGGACTATTGGGATTATAGTAGATGAAAAAGGAATGATTTTAAGATACGAACAAGAAAGAAAAGTTAAGGGAGCAAACCCTAAAATATTTCAACCAGACCAAATATTTCATTTAGCAAGGAATAGAGTTGCAGACGAGATTCATGGAGTTAGTATTATTGAGAGATTAGAAAATATTATCTTAATGAGAAACGAAGCCATGACAGATTGGAAAAGAGTTTTACATAGAAATATAGACCCTATGATGATATTCCATTTAGACACAGATGACACTTCTAAGATAGCAGCCTTTAAAGCGAAGATGGACGCAGCGAGAGGAAAAGGAGAAAATATGTATATTCCAAAGGACGCAGTTGTTCCCGAACAGTTATCCATAGCACCTAATGCAGCACTAAATCCTTTACCCTGGATTGAGGCATTAAACAATTATTTCTTTCAAGCAACTGGCGTCCCTCAAATTATTGTAGGAAGTTCGGCAGAGTTTACAGAAGCCACAGCGAAGATTGCATATTTAGCATTTCAGCAAACAATAGAAGAAGAACAATTATATATCGAAGAACAAGTATTAAGTCAGTTAAACTTAGTAATAGAATTAGAATTTCCTGCAAGTTTAGAAAATGAATTATTATCGGATAGTAAAAAAGATGGAGAAGAAAGTGAAAATCCTGAGGGAATTAATCCAAGTGAAACAACAGCTGGAGAGGGACAATAATAATGACAACCAAAAAACAAAAAGTAGATTGGAGAATTGTATGCACTGGTTTAGCCTGTATAACTATTTTAGAATGTCTTGCTCTTAGTATGGGTATAAATGGGACATTATTAAAAATGATTTTAATAGCTATTGCCGTCGCAATAGGTGTTACAATTCCAAGCCCAATTAAATCAAACTAAATAAAAAATGGTAAGAAAAATAGGATTCAAGAGAAAAGACAAAGACATAGGTAGTAAAAAACTAAAAAAACTAAAAGACGAAGACGTAGTTTCAACTTCAACAAATAAAAAAACAGGAAAAATAACTAATATAGGAGATAATTATAGCGGAAAAATGATAAGACCGACGAGGGTATTTGGAGAAGGGAGAGACAGAAATGAAGTGTCCTTAACCGCAAAACAAAGAGAAGAAACTCCAAACTTTATTAAAAGTCCAAGAACAGAACTTATAAGAAGGTCGCAACAAGAAGGAGCAAATAAATCTATTAGCACATTTGAAACAGAACAAGGAAAACTAACTGTTGGAATAAATCAACCAACAGGAATAACCCCAGAAAAAACAGGGTTTATAGAGAATGTAAAAAAAGCATATAAGACAATAGATACTTTAGGGGGAATGTCTCCTTCTGCAATAGCCGAAGAACAAGGAGAGGAATTAAGAACTGGATATGCTCCTATAATAATTCCAACAGGAATTGCAGCAGCAGCATCTGGAACAGCGAGGATAACACAAACAAAACACGCACACGAAATATACAGAGGCTCATTATTAGGGAGAGGCTCAATAACAACTCAAAGGTCATTTGTAGGAAAACCTGCAAATACTGGAGTAAATAAACTATTCAAATTAAAATCAAAGAACGCAGCAACAGCCGCAAGATACGCAACTAACGCAAAATCAACTGCACTAACTAAAAATTGGTTAATTGGATTGGGATTAAGTGGGACAACAATCGCAGCAGCAATAGGAGCATTTGGAACTTATCCATGGGCTGCACATAATTCAAGAGAAGCGTCAGAAGCTTTAACTTTCGGAATGAGAAGGGCATTAGACGCAGAAACACCAGAACAATATGATATATTAGCAGAAGAATTTGATAGAACAATCAATGAATCAGTAACGGTATTCGATGAATTGCCGGGTATAAATGTTGTTAAATCAAGTATTCAAGGAATGGAAAACGCAATTTTAGTTAAACAAAGTATGGATATTGAAAGAGAAAAGATGAAAGGAGGTATATAATATGGAAGAAGAAAAACAAGAAGAAATCGAAGAAGAAAAGAAACCAACTAAGAAAGAAGAATTGGAAGAAAAAGAAAAACTAATTGAAAAAGAAGAAGACCTTCAAAGGAGAGAAGAAGAAATTGCAGCAAGAAATCAATTAGGCGGAACATCAGACGCAGGAGAAGTCCCAGTTAAAGCAGAACCACTAAGTGATACACAATACGCAGAAGCTTTAGAACGTGGGGAAGTAAACCCTTTAAAAGAAGATGGACTTATCTAAAAAAGAATTAAGCGAAGAAATTATAGCTATCGGAGAAAGTATAAAGGCACATGAGGAACAGATGAAACTACACGCCTACGCAGTAAAAATAGATAGTTATTTCAAAAAAATAATGGAAGAAGGACTGGAAAAGTTAAATTAACTCCAGTAAAATCATCCCTTGTGTTTTAGAAAGATTTAAATAGTTTATTTTAATTAACTTAACATGGCAAACGAAGCAACAATAATTACACTCTTAGGTAATCAAGGAGACCCAGTTGAATATACAGTCGCAACTGGAACACCAATTCCAAAAGGCTCATTAATGGAGTTTAGTTCAAGTCCCCAAACAGTTGTTATTTCTTCTGCGGATGGTAAATTCTTTGCAGGTATTTCTGCTTTTGAGAAGACTGCAACCGACGGTGTTGTTAAAATGTCATGTATTACTCACTGTGTCGCCGAATGTAAAAATAGTGGAAGCGGAACATTAGGATTACCACAAAAAATAAGCGGAGTGAATACTATTGCTAACGCAGATTCAGATACAGTTGCAACTGCGACTGAAGTTGTAGGTATTGGATTAGAAACTGCAACAACTGGAACTCAAGCAGTATTAATTAATTTATAAAATGGCAGACGAAGCTGTAATTGTTGACCTCTTAGGAAATAGAGGAGACCCTATTGATGTTATTGTCGCTGCTGGAACAGCTATTCCAAAAGGAACTTTAATGATTTTAGATTCAAGTCCACAAACCTGTGTAGCGTCAAGTGGAGCAAGTGAAATATTTATGGGAATTACTTCTGTTGAAAAAACTACCACTGACGGAGTTACACAGATGGCACTTATAACTCACTGCGTTGCTGAATTAACTTGTGGAGCAGGAGAAACAATGGTTTTAGGGGCCCCTGTTATGACAGGTGCAGCAGCAAATGAAGTAGATGTAGCAACAGCGAGTACAGTAGAGGGAAGGGCACAGATTGTAGGAATTGCAATGGAAACAGTAGGAAACAATGGGGTAGGCTCAGTTTTAATAAATGTTGGAAAAAGAGTTTAAACACAAACATTTAAATAAAGTAAAAAACAAATAATAATATAAAATGGCAGACACAATAGGACAAATTGACATTAGAGGACAAAACTTTGAGAGAGCAGTTAAAGGTTTTGCTAACAAACTATACAAATTATCACAAATTCTTTTAGATGAAAAAAGTTCTAACAATTCAGAAAACTATTATAGAGAAACTTCTACACCACTTTCAGCACAAGGAAACAGAAGTGTTAATGATGTTGCAAGAGGAGCTTTACCCCCTGAGTTACATCCAAGTTGGACTTTAGTTACAACTTATCATAAAAAGTTTATGGGACAAGCATTAATATTCTATGAAGATTCTTTAACAAATGCAATTAACACTCAAGCAAGAGCAGCTTTTAGAGTTGCAGAAGCTATTGTTAATGCTAAAGACTTATACATCTATACTCAATTAACTGCACAAGGTTCTACAAGTGGAGTAGTTACAGGAGCGGACGATTGGAACTCAGCTACAGTTGCAAACAGAGACCCAATAGGAGATATATTAATTGGTGAAGCTGCAATGATGGCAAACAATTATGATGTTTTACAAAATGGTTACCTATTATGCACTCCAAAGGAATATGGTAGTCTATTAAGAAACTCTAAGGTTATTAATAATCCTTCTTTCAAGACTGCCGATGTTGTTAGCAACGGAGTAGTAGGACAAATTTGTGGATTAAAGATTATTGTATCTACAAATGTTAGTGCAGACGAAGCTATGATAGTAATGGGAAATAGAGCAGCTACATGGAAAGGAGTAACTGGATTACAGTCTGCTGTAATAACAGATCAAGGAGTTTCAATCAAAGTAAGAGCATGGGAAATGGGACACATACAAATAACGGACCCTTATGCTTTATACACAATAACGGAGATAGATGTAGCAGCTTAAAATGGGACAAGCAAATATAAATCGTGGTAAGAAATGGGCAGACGTTAGAGCTAAAGCTATTTTTAATAATGATTCTAAAACTGTTGAATGGATGGACAAACAAGAAGCAATAGTTTCAGATGAAAAAACATACACAGATTCTATTCAAGAAACTAAATCTAAGGTTAAGAAATAATGGCTGGTGAATTAACTGTCGCAGTTGTAGGAACTTATAAGACTTTAGCTTTGGCAGTAGCAGCTATGGACGCAGGAACTGACGCCGCTGCAACTGACCATCATGATTTGTATATTGAAAATGACATAGGTAGTGCAAGATATGTTGTAGTTAAATATGCGAGGGCGGCATAATGGTAACAGCAGGAGCAGGAATCGAATTGGCAACAACAACACCACAAGCGCATATATCTGACGGCGGAGACGCAACAGCAAATGCAACAGCAATAGCAGCAATA